TCCTTTCTTGCCTTTGGTCGCCAAGTCCGCCCACAATTGCAACAATTGAAACTCTTTGGATTCTCTGGCGTTCCTGTGCCGACATAACGGTAACTGCGACAGCGGGGATTTGGGCAGCGGGGTTTTGTCATGTGGTTTCCTTTTTGGCGTTTTGTTCCAAAGTATAAACCGCCCAAACATTCCAAGCGACATGGTGGATGTGAGGCAAGTCGGACTCAGGGTCCGTTCCTTCTCCTCTGTCCAGCCGCAACAGGTGGCGCACGGCAGCCGCTCGATACCGTTTGATTCCATCGGGAACCGTTAGCCATCCGCCTTTTGTGTACTTTTTGGCGCCGTACTCTGCCACGTCGAAAACTTGGCCTTCGCCGAACATTGACACAAGCACTATGTCGATGGGGCGCGAGTTTTTCAAGCGGGAAATGAGTAACCAAATGGTGGCCTGGCTAAACCCCACGGCGTAGTGCGGAGCCATGATGCAATCTGGGTGGAAGTCCATGAGGAGATCCCATGGATCCTTGTTTGCGTCAAGTTTTGCCCCTGCCGAATGGGGGTCTTTGCCGAGGGGGTCTGCTTGTTTGTCAGAAGGATCTGGCCAAGGGAGCGCCCTTGTTTTCTCCACCATTTCTTTTTTGATAAAATAGACAGAGGTTTTATCCTTTCGAGCTTCCTTTGCGCATACCGCCTTGTCACATGCGGAGTACCCCAGCAACGCGCAACCAGCAGAGCACTTGTCGGCGTTGTCATCTTCAACGGCGATAAAGCCTTCAGGGGCTTCGTTTTTATCGAGTGTCATCGTTCATTCTCCTTCGGCTTGGTCAAGCCATTGTTTTTCGTAAGATTCTGGCGCAACGTTGAAAAAACTCCATCCATCTTTAGTGCCCCAGATCGCATCGGTGTACCGCCAAATGTACGCATCAGACATTCTGAACCGCCCGGCTGTGTGTCTGGATTTCCCATCCTTCGGCGCTTCGGCGCATGTTATCCACTGCATGTGGTCACCCGTCCTTTGCAAAAAGAATGTAAAAATCAACCATGTGCCGCTCTGCACCCGTGCGTTTATCAGTGGTTTTCGTTACGGGCACGAGGCCGGCCAGGTTGTGTGCGATCTGTCTCTCCAGTTCCGCCTGGGCCGCTTCGTCAAAGTGCTCCCGGCAGACATAAGACTCTCTGGTGTATGGATCGTACATGGTGGATGCGATGAACCGTTTTGCTTCGCCACTTCGGATTTTCATGCAAACATCGAGGCTGGGAGTGGCGTCCCACCGCACTGGTGGCTTGGCGTCGGCGGCCATTCGCTCAGAGATCGTGAGTTTTCTGTGCAACCCGTCTATGACCGCTCGGCTATCGTACTGCTCACGGTACAGCGCGGCTTTTAGCCGCTTGACCTCTGATTCCAAGCGTTTTACCTTTGACTTTTTGTGTTCTTTTGGTTTGCGTGATTTGTTCATGGTTTTACCCTCGTATTCCAAAGTTCAAGCATGTTGACGCTTGGTGAAACGCTCTGCCCGTTGCACACGTACAAAAGCGCGAGAATCAAACAATTTCCAGAGGGATGCCCAAGGTGTCCAGACTCGTTCACGAACATTTGATCACCGCAGAACGGGCACGGCAGCGCTTTTTGCTCTGGCATCTTGGTGTTATCTGAAACCAAGATTCCCTCTGGTGGCGGGCTTGAGAACTGGTCGTAGAATGTGGTGGATGTCATTTCGCATTTCCTTTGAGGATGGCGATTGGTGGTGGGCGGTTTGGGTCCGCTGCGGAACCGCGATCCCAGGGGAAAGGGCTTGGGCGATCATCAGAAGATTCTGAAGACTCGCAGTCAACGTGCGCCCATTGCGTGCCAACCAGAATCAAACTCTGATCCGGCAAAAGCGGCTTGCGGCATCGCGGGCAAGTGTGACTGTTCATGGTTTCATTCTCCTATCATTTTAATTGTGTTTGACGTTTTCCGGCGAAGCGTTTTTCTCAAGCGGTCCTCTAGCGACGACCCAGCATCGAGTTCAAACATGAGTACCGGGGAGGTACTGACAGATCCTTTGCGAACGACTCGGCCAGTGCATTGGGTAAGTTCATGCGGTGACCACACAAGTTCCACAAATGCGCCGGCAACCGCTTTGTGTTGGAGCCCATCAAGCCCTGTGCCGCATGCGCCAATGGATGCAACGATGACGGGTTTTTTGTCATTTTTCAGCCATTCATCAATGATTTTCTGGCGTTTTCCTGCACTGTGTCCACCGTGGACAAAGGGCGCGTCTATCTCTTTTGCTAGCGTTTCGATAACGGTACGGTGTTTGGCAAAAAGAACAAGAGGCATGTTTCCGTGATCAGAAAGGAAGTCGCGGTACCATGCGGCGACAGCGGGAACCTTGGCCAATCCGCAATCGCGGCAGTATGCAGACAAGCGGTCTTGCCCTGGGATCTGGTCAGAGCGGGAAGGATCGTATCCGCTCATGCCAAGATCCGCAGCGGCTTGCAAAAGTGCCCGGCGGGCGCCGTCCTGGTCCGCATCGGGACCAAGCCCGGTTTCGTCTGGAATCAAAGGTGCCGATACGTTTGCCAGTGAAACAATTTCAAGAATGGATTCAGGGAGTTCACCTGGTACGTCTTTGCCCGTTCGTCTTAGCCAATGGCCCCCGGTTTCGAGTGCTTTTCTCAATTCTCCCAAATTGTTTGCGCCCAATAAATCCGGTTTCATCTTTGTCGGGTTCCAGCGTTTGCAGTGGCGCTCACGGTAGGCTGCGAGATCACGGGTAGCCGGATGGCCCACTGTGTCCAAGAGGGGTTCGAGTTCGATGGGCCGACCATTGGGCGCCGGGGTTCCGGTGAGTAGCCAGACTCTCATGGCATGGCCGCCCTGGCATGATGATACCCAGCAAAAAACGCAAAGGCTTCTTTCACGGTATCGACTCGCACAGGTTCCGGCGTGATTCCTCGGATTTCAATGTGCGCTGTGCCGTAACTGGTTCGCACCAGGACCACAGTGGCTCCAGGGGGTGCTGTGATTTGAAGATCCTTCCAGGCATCGATGATTTCTGCGTGCAGTAGTTCCATTTCGTTTTCCTTTGTAAAAATTTGCCCGGTTTCGAGGGTTTCGAGAGGGCAAAAAGAGGTTTTATGGTGTTGCCGCTATGGCAGCGTAGGAGTCCGCCATTTTATCAGCGGAATCAGCGAAGGCCGTGTATTCGGTGGACTTCTTGTTGGGTCCGCCTGACGCAAAGACGACACACGCGGCACGATAGCGGAAATGGGCCGCCAACTTTTGCCAGAAGTCCCGCTTGCCAATCCCTTGGACCCGATGCGTCCCTTGGACCCAAACGTAGCCGCTAAGGCCAACGGGACGAGGGACGACTTTGATTCTATCGGTGATGCGGAGGCCCTCGGCGACAAAGCGGCGGCGAGCGTTTGCCGGTGGAGCCCCGGTTTCGGAGGTTTTGTCTAGCGTTTTCATGCTGCAATCCATTCGTCGTATGTTAGGAGTTTTTCACCGGGGCGGGTGATGTCGCCGCCTTTGCCATCGTCGGCGCATTGTCGGTAAATGTCGTACTCGTCCGCGTTGGTTCCCCTCGCTTTTGTTTGCCAATCGGCGCGGGGGACAAGGCGGGGGGCAAGGGACTGTGTTTCTGTAGGCATGGCGTGATCCTTTGTAAAAAGTTGCCCGGTTTCGGGCGGTTTTGGGTGATTTATTCTCTCAAAAGCGGTTTTTATCCCGCCAAAGTGAGCAAAACGGCTTCCGCTGTGGTCCCCTCAGACTTGAACGATCCAGAGGGCAACACTTCCCAAGAGGCAGCGATGGGGCGCAAGTCCCGGTTTTGCGCGGTTCCGCCATAACAGAGGGAAATCAAAAGCCCCCTAGGTTTCAGAAAGCGGCGAGCATGCAAAATGTGCTGAACGTCAAGCCCGCGTCTGAATGGCGGATTCATGAGAACGCAATCAAACGAGCCGCCCAAGTCTTCAACGGAACACGACAGGAAGTCACGGACAAAGAGGCGGGCGCTCGGGTATTTGTTGAACAGGTGCGGCGACAATTCGCGGGAGACTTCAACGGCAACGGTCTCAAATGGGCGGCCCAAATCTGCCAGAGCATCGAGCAAGCGGCCAGTGCCCGCCTGCGGGTCCAAGATGCGCCGGGCGGTTTCGGGGATAAGAGACGCCATCCTTGCCGCCAGCGTTGGGGGGGTGGGGAAGAGTTGATCCACCTGGGCAACGTGTGTGGGCGCGGTTTCACCCGCTAACCTGGCGAACGTGGGGGCGGCAGCGGCATGGGTGGCCGCCACTGTTGTCCTGTTGTGTTCTGCCAGATCGGACACACGGGCGGCAGCTTGCCCCCTCCTTTGCAGAAAGGAGAGGGACACGCGGGCAGCGGGGTTCATGGTCATGCGTTGGCCTCCTCGTGCTCAAGGTTGTCCGCCGTTTCTGATTCTTCAACGGTCGCCGACTCTTCCCCCTCTGACAAATCGGCCCCGGTTTCGGGGGTTTCTTCAGTGACGCCGAAAGCAATGGGCCAAGTTTTGTACGCATATTCCCGCAACGCTTCACAAGCGGCAGCGTGTGACCGAACATTGACGCCGGCCAAAGTGGCGGCCATGTGTTCGACTTCAGAAGTTCCCACACAGTGACCATTGACGGCGCGGGCCACCTGGCGGGCAAGTTTCAGATCGGCGGCCAGATCAAACGGCATGGGCTTCGTGGGTTTGTCCGTCAAGACAACAATCCCCAAGGGGCCGTAATGATGGATAAAGCGCAAGCGGCAAACGTTGGGCAGGTATGACCTTTGCCCGCCGAGGTCGAAGCCTTCCACATCTTTGGCGTAAGATGGCAACGCGGCATATTGGGCGGCGGTCATTTCCCGCACTTGGTACGATGAAGAAACGTTTTTCCACTCGGGGCAAGCGAGAACGGCGGCGGCGTCCTCTTTGGAGAGGTTCAACAGGGGCAACGCTTTGGGCTTGTTCGCTTTCAGTTTTGCGCAGAAGGCCGCCAGTTTCGCCCGGCTTTCAGCGGTTGCCGGGTGGACATCGGTTGCCCATTTGAACTTCTCAGCGGAAAACGAGTGAACGTCCCCCTTGGAGGAATCGAGCAAATAGATGCGCGAAAGATCCCCGGTTTTGGCCTTGGTGACACGATAAACAATGAACTTGCCAGAGGTGCCAACGATTGCGCCAGGGGCCAACGTGTCGGCCAAGTTCTGCGCCGCCGTTCCGCCTTGCTCTGCCAAAAGTGCCCGCTCGAAGTCAATTCTCAAGTTGTAGTGGGCAAGCCATCGGGACTTGGTTTCATCGGGGCGCAAGGGGTGGCGTTGGAACCAAAGGCAAAGCGCGGTCAGGCCGTCAATCTTGTTTTCTGGCGCTTGGTCAGGGTTCGCAAGAGTGTAGAGGTCTGAGGGACGGCGGTCGGCGTTCGTGGGGTGCTTGTAGTCATAGGATCCACTGGACAACCTGCCAAAAAACGCATGAACGGCGGCAGAAAACTCTTCCTCCGTTTTGTCCCATGTTGCCCAGTTTTGCAGAACGATGGCAAAGCGGTCCCATTCCTTCTGACGGTCGGCGTAGTCGGCAAGACTCTTGCGCCGCTCTGATTCTAGCCCTTGGATGCGCCGATGCCGAACGTCAGCCCGGTCACGGTGCTCAGAGTTGCTCAGAACGCCAGAGACGCGATGCCGCCAGTATTCTGCGCACTCCCAACGGGAAACGCCCCTGGCCCTCGTTTGTTCGCGGCGCCTATTGGACACACGGCGGGCATGGGCAATGCGCCACCCGGTGGAATCAAAACGGCTGGCAGCGGTCTGGGCCTCGTCCAATCGTTTTTCCCGGTAGCCATCGAACCGCTCTGCCCGCTCTGCGGCACGTTCGGCGGCGGGCTGTTCCTCGTCGCCAATGTCGCCGCAAAGATCGAGGGCGGCATCCTCCGCCTGGGGAGTCCAACGGGGGGCCACAAACAGCTCTTGTTTGGGTGCCCACTTATACCCTGCCGCTTTGATTGCGTCATATTCTGCACGGGGCAAGCGAAAGGTGGGATAAATCCGCAGCTTGTTATCCTCGGGGCTGTAGGTGGCGGAGTGGGGGAATGTTTCTTCCTGGGGAGCCCCGGTTTCGGGGGTTTCTGAGGGTGAAGGGGAGACAAGCGGCGCCGCGTTGTCTGGGGCGTCCGCGTTGTCAGTGGTGGCAGAGGGGGCAAGGGTTTCCATGGTTGTCGTCCTTTCGGGACAAAGGGGGACGCCTGTGGCGTCTGATGGTGGGAGGGGGTTTCAGGCTTGCGGTTGTTCGATGCGTTCGCGGCGGGTGATTCTGCGGTACTGGCCGGGACCGTTCTCTCTGTACTCTTTCAGACTGCGGCGGGCGTCTTCGCGTGTGGTTTCCTCGTTCTCGTCTTCCCATCCTTGGCCGTAGTTGCCTTGAATGACGAAGATGTCGCGGGTTTTGCGTTGGTATGGCATGGGTGGTATCCTTTGGGGCCAGTGGCGGCCCCGGTTTCGGGTGGTTTCGCAGGGTTTCAAACGAAAACGCGGCGGGCTTTGCCAGTGGCAACGGACAACGCTTTGCCGTCGGCAATGGTGCGCGTCCCTGGGTGCTTGCCCGCTTCGATAGCATCGGCAAAGAAAAGCAACTCGCGGGCGAGTGTGCGAGCATGGGCGGGATCAAGGTATTGCGTCCCGTGAGCGTTGACGAGAACAACGCGGCGGAAATGCGTATAAACCTCGTTCTTGTTGTCGGTTTCGGTTGACATGGCGGAGAGTCCTTTGGGAGCGAGTGTGGCCCCGGTTTCGGGCGGTTTCTGAGGTTTTCGATGGTTTCAGACGGAAGCAGGGGCGGCAGGGGCTTTGTCCGTCAACGGGAATTGATAGTGCTCCGCCTTCGTGAACACTTCCAGCGTTTTGACAACGTAGGGGGCCGATTCTGTGACAATCCAGGCCCCGCAGTTGTCTTGCTCCGTGATTGTGTCCGTGACTGTGGCGCATTCCACACGGGAAAACAGTCTTTTTTCTTTGGCATCCACCTTGGCCAGAGCCTTAGCGGATCCATCAGAGAGAACAAGACCGCGATCGAGCAGGCCCGCGAGAATGTCGGCAAGGGCTACCTCTTCGCAATCGCTTGGAATCGAGGGGGGCGCAGTCTTTGGCAAGCCCAAGGGCGCATGCTTTGGCGCAAGGGGCAAGGGGTTCCGGTGCATATTGCGGAAATGGTAGGACGTGGGGTCTTGGGTTTCATCCTTGACCGCTTCGACGATGATGGGGAAGCGTTTTTCCCCTGAAAACGTACTCCGCACAAGCTCCAAGGCCCCGGTTTTGTCGTTTTCTTCCACGGAGTCCCGTCGGTTTTGAGGTTGGATTTTGACCGCCAAGAGGGATCGGGCGCAAGTGAAGGATCCTAGCGATTGCCGCACGTTGGCAGCGTCAAACCAGTGGCAGCGCCACTCTTGCAGTTTTGGCGTTGTCGCTTGCTTTTGCATCGTTAGGAAAGGGGCAAAAAAGAGACAAGCGGCGGCTGTTGGATGGTCTAGGCCATGGGCTTTGTATTCCTCAAGAGGAACAACGCGGGGGCCTTTTGGTACGGTTTTGGCTGGTGTCATGGTGGTATCCTTTGGGGCCAAGAGGGGCCCCGGTTTTGTGTGTTTTCGATGGAATCAAGGCTAGGCCGTGAGGGTTTTCTCTTTGACGACATATGAAAGGCCGGTGATGCGGAACCATTTCCCCGTCTCAAGGTTTTCCACGTCAATCGTGCCAGCACCGTGGACAACACGCAAGGCGCATGGGCCGTATCGGGACGGGACTACAGAGGGGGGAAGGGGGTCCGTGTTGCTGCAACGGATGGGAGGAGGAAGGACGCGGGAAGATGAAGGCATGGGCGATCCTTTCAAGGAAGGGGGGCCAGTGTCGGCCCCGGTTTCGTGGGTTTTTGGTCCGCGTTGGGTCAATCGTCCCAAGCTTGGGAATCGAATAACCAAGAGCCTTGCGGGGTGGAATATTCCACTGTTTCCGCATCTTGGAGAGAGTCAGAGGCGAAGAGTGAGTGAGCGGGGGTGAGCGTTTCCATGGGAATCCTTTGGGACCAAGAGGGACCCCGGTTTTGTGTGTTTTCTTGAGGGTTTCGCTGGGGGAGGCTACGTGATCAGCGACATAAAGCGCACCAGTCACCACAAGCAACCGATCGCTTGCCCGCCAGGACGGTAGGGGCCTTGTCGTCTCCGGGGCGAATTGTGGGGCGTTTGCCATTGGCATGCTGCCACGCCATCCGCACCGCTACGAGTGCGCAATTCGTGTCAATGGTCAGGGTCTCCCCCGTGGCCAGGTTATTGACTTCAATCATGGGGTTTCCTTTGGGGCCAGTGTCGGCCCCGGTTTTGTGTGTTTTCTAGGGAATCAAAAACATGAAGCAGGAAGAAGACCCCAAACGGGATGCATTCGCAGAGTAAGGCGCACCATTGCGCGGGATTTCCGCTGGAATGCAACGTCCTCCCTCGCCCATTGTCGAATGATTTTCCTATTGTGCTTTTCAGAAGAAAATGGGCGCGACCCTTTCCACACTGCGGCGCCGCGCAGTTTTATCTTGCGCCGGACTTTGCGGGATTCTGATGCTTTCCAGTTTTTCGGGGTCACGGGCGGCATCCTTTGGGGCCAGTTTCGGCCCCGGTTTCGGGGGTTTTCGTGATGGAATCAGAAAAACGAGTCAAGCGCGATAGCAAGGAAGAAGACGGCAAGGCGCATCATGCCGATAGTGGACACGAGTAACGTCAAACGCTTGCCCGGCTTTATCCATGGCCGCCTTGAACCGGGAGGCGTCACAGTCTTCCTCAAGGAATACGCTGCGTGTGTCCCTGTAAGAGAATGACGATATTTGTCCAGCGATTCCAAGAGAGACAAGAAGGGACAAGGGGACTTCAACCCATCCGTGGCCTGGGTCTTGGTGGTAGATAAAGCGCATGGTGGTATCCTCTGGGGCCAGTTTCGGCCCCGGTTTCGGGGGTTTTCGATGGAATCAAAAGCGTCTGAAGGCTATGCCGGGATTCTTTCGGTTTTACTTTCCCAGTGAATCAGCATGTCGGGAGCGATGGCCGGCAGGGTTTTCTTGGGGCCTTGATACCATCCCAGGAAGGTGCTTTCCCGCAGGTTTCCCAGTTCACCTAGCCAAAGGTGAAACACGGGCACACGATCATGGAAGGACGGTCGCTTCCCTTCACCCCAGAAAATATGAGGCAAAAAATCGTGGATTGTGCCCCCCTTTCGGTCCGTCCAGTGGAGACATGCGTCCAATAGGTTTTCTGGTTGCTTTCCGAATCGGCAAGGGCCGATTTGGTGGTATGGATTGAAAAATATCACGGCGGGATCCTTTGGGGCCAAGAGGGGCCCCGGTTTTGTGTGTTTTCGATGGAATCAAAGAGTCAAAGAGGAAGGGAGAATCGGATCCGCTTGAATCCCCCCGCTTTTAACGCGACAACGGGGGAGGAAGGGCGGGCGAGGTATCGGGCGGCGTCGTCTGACACTGGCCAAGGGATGCCTTGGGTGAACCTTGCGAACAAGCGGCGCCGGGGGGCTTCGCGGATCACTGGCTCTGTTTGGTGGTAAAACATGGCGGGTGCCTTTTAGTCCCAGTAGTGTGGGAAGGTTTTTCTATCATGCGAAAGAAGGGCAGACATGCGCGCCCGCTCTTTCCGATCCGCAATCTTGTAGATTGGAGGAAGAGGGGGGCGGCGGATGCCAAGGAATACCAAGATGGAGCGGATCATGGGACTACCTCAAGTTTCTGCAAAAAGGGTGATATCGTTGCGTTCTCGCAACTCCATAGCGAGCATGCCATTCAAATCCTTTTGATAGATCCCATGTCCGTGCAAGTCGGATCCGTTCCGCCCGTTGGGTCGGAATCCGTAGGACTCTTGAAAGCATGCGTCGTCTATGAGGCTTTCGATTGAATCCTTGCCGGGAAAGTCTGCCAAAATTTCAGTGATTGCAGGGGCTTCCTCTGCATGCTCGTCCTCCCAGATGCCGTGCGCATCCTCAAAACTCTGGGCTTGAACGATAAAGGGGGCGCCCTGGCACTCTTGGAAAAACCAAAGGGGGCCGGGTCCGTCGTAGTAGGTCGAGACTTCGCGACCGTCTGAGTCTTCTGCTTTCCGCAGAGACAAGTCTCCGCTCTTGAACGCATGGAGGATGAAGGGGAGTGAGAGGGAGGAAGGTGGAAGGGTAAGCATGGCGGGATCCTTTGGAAAAAGAGGGTACAAGAATGGGCAGAAGATGGGTCAAGAAAGAAAACCAGGTTTTTCGCTTTTTTTTCTCTCTCACCTCACAGGAAACAAGCATACAGGGTGTTTCCCAATGTCAAGAGGGGCTAGTGCGTTGCGTTGCAATAGGTTACAAAACGGAAACAGGGGAGGGGCTCTTGTGAGCGTGTGAGAGAATAGGGAACACTAGAGACAAGAGGGGGCGAGGGCAAGAGGGGCTAAGCGATTGCAGGGGAGAACTATGACAGAACTATAACCTTGTGAAACTATAACTTGAACCGTTCGGGAAACCATAACAGGGGGAAGCGTTTGGGAAACTATGACAGAGTGTTTTTTGTTCGTGAATCTATGACAAATCGCTAGCGTTTGGGAAACTAGTACAGTGTCGGAAGTGTTGAAGGTCCGCGCTGGCCGTGTTTCACTGTAGAAAAGTTGGCAAAATGATCATTTTGTTATAGTTTTGTATGTTCTACATTCTTGAACAGCACCTTCACAACCCTATGTCAAACGGTTCCTTATGTATTATGTATGTATATATTGCAATAATGTAAAGATATCATAGGGTGGACCTGCTTTTGATATGGGACCAATCTGGACAAGGAGGTGTCCCTTTTGGCGAGCGGACCGGAGCAAAGCCTGGAATCAAAAGGAGCCGGCGACCTGGTTTTCCCTGCATTTCTGCAATAGTGTCATGGAGTTTTTGCAAGGGTTTACGTTGCAGTCACTTGTGCGATTTTGTTCGTGAATGTAGAACATTGGAAAATTTTTAAAAGTGTCATTTCTCGGGGGAAAATTACATGTCGGGGAAAAACGGGGCTGAGGGGTGTCAATCGATGGCGCCGAGGCTTGCGAATGTTAGCGAGCGTTTACCTAACCTGGTTGAGTACTGCACCTGGTTGAGTACTGCACCTGGTTGAGTACTGCACCTGGTTGAGTACTGGCAACGGCGGAACCGATGGCAACCGATGGCAACGGCGGAACCGATGGCAACCGATGGCAACCGATGGCAACCGATGGCAACCGATGGCGACCGATGGCAACCGATGGCGACCGATGGCAACCGATGGCAGCCGATGGCAGCCGATGGCAGCCGATGGCAACCGATGGCAGCCGATGGCAGCCGATGGCGACCGATGGCAACCGATGGCAACCGATGGCAGCCGATGGCGACCGATGGCAACCGATGGCAGCCGATGGCAGCCGATGGCAGCCGATGGCAGCCGATGGCGACCGATGGCAGCCGATGGCGACCGATGGCAACCGATGGCAGCCGATGGCGACCGATGGCAACCGATGGCAACCGATGGCAACCGATGGCAGCCGATGGCAGCCGATGGCAGCCGATGGCAACCGATGGAACTCGTGGAACCAGTGGAACCAGTGGAACCGATGGCAGCCGATGGCAACCGATGGAACTCGTGGAACCAGTGGAACCAGTGGAACCGATGGCAGCCGATGGAACTCGTGGAACCAGTGGGAACCGATGGGAGGCGAGCGGTCCGAAAGCGCCCAAAGGAAGCCAAACGGAACCGATGGAACCACTAGCGCACGAAAGCACCAAACAGCCAAAACAACCGAAAACCAATGTCCGATAATGCATATTATGTCAATTTCGATAATTTTTGGCACTCTAAGCGCATGCGGCGCCAAGCGTTGCCACAAGTGAGCGCATGAGCAAACACAGAGCACGCTTGGCAATCAGAGGGCACGCCTTACCCGCAGTGGTCAAAGATTGCGCACTTGCTCACTTTTTGCGCACTGCGTGCAAGATAGCCAACCCCCAACATCCAAAAATAATGAAGAAGGCTCTTACCTACCGTGTAGCCGTGCGCTCGCGCTTGAAACCGGGTTCTCGCAACCCCCCGGCACCCAATGGCTTACGAGTGATTCCAAAAAGTTCCCCCTCCAAAAATTGGCAGAGTTGAAAATCGAGTTT